TCTAACCTGTAAGCATTGGCACTCCAGTTTCCGCCAGCCACAAGGTTCCAATACACAGTTTTACCCGCAGCAAACGTGATGTTGGTGTTGCCCAATCCGTTACCCAACCGAGTTCCTGACCAAGGAGCCGAAGCACCAGCGGCAGTAATATCTCGAAAATCAACATCTGACAATGTGGATACCGCCGCTGCTGTGATTGTGAATGGAATTCCAGGAGAATTGCTTACAACCTGAATACGTGCGTTATAGGAATTAGCTGTTCCAAGCGTAAGTATTCCATTAACTGTTTGGTTATTTGACAACCCAATATTTCTTCTACCAGAGGTTGGGGAAGTATGCGATAAGTTATTAAAAGTATTTGTTCCAGTAATATTAGTGTTACTACCGCCATTACTTATAAAGCTAACGTTGTTGTAAGTCAAACCACCTCCAGCAAATATTGGAGCCGTTGCGCTACAAATAATTGTGGATGTACCTGCGTTGAAGGTTAAGTTGGTAGTAGTAAACGTCCAAGGTGTTGAATTGCCAAGAGTTAGTGTGCTGCTACCGAGGCTTACGGTGCGTGTGCCTGCGCCGCTACTCACAAAGTTCTGAATAGTTATTGCAAAATTTCCGGTAGAAAAATTACCAAGGATTACGTTTATACCTGTACCCGTAGACAGATAGTCACTTCCTAAAGTCCATCCACCGGAAAGGCTGTTAAATACAAAAGCCCAATTTGTAGTACTTACACTATTGTTGGTTACAGTTTTCCCCGTAGCAGTAGCCAAGAAAAATACTTGTGCGCCACCAGACGAGTTAGAAAACGCAACCCCAGTAGCAGCATTCGTCCAAGAGCCGTAGCAGTTAATAACCGAAGTTGCCGTGCCCGTAATCGTCACATTACCCGTAACCGGCCCAGCAATCGTTATATCGGCTGCAACGGCATTGGTTCCTACCGTGACGGCATAGGCCGTGGCGTTGGAGTTTGCGTCAAAGTACACGTTGTCTGTAGAGGATGGAGCCGTAGCACCGCCTGCACCACCAGATGTAGCTGACCAATTAGTTGTAGTGGTTGCATCCCACGTTCCCGCCCCACCAACCCAATAACGATCAGCCATGTTTATTCCTCAATAATGGTTTCATCCACAGGAGGTGGATTGTCAATGAAATCACGCCAAGCATCGTACCGCGCTTGCTTCATGGCCTCAATCTCAGCATCAGTCATGCCATGATTGTCTGGCAAATTCAGAGCATCTGAAAAGCCGTTGATAGTAAAGTCAATTTTGATCATGCTAGGAACCGAAGTTTGTACAAGGTGGACAAATACAACTCAACAATACCATCTATAAGGTTCTGCAAAGGAGTATCCGTCTTGTCAGCCACCTCATATCGTCCTGCTTCAATTTCTTCCAATTGACCTTGCAAGAACTCAATAATGTTGGTGGTTTTCTTGGCTGACATAAGGGAAATAGGGCCAATCAGCCCTTTGCGCCCTTGATAGGCTTCAGCAAACCCATCAGCCAGTTCAATGATTTCATCATAGAACGTGTTAAGCGCCATGTGCTTAGAAAAGCTGCGGGTATTGAGGTGCACCGAATGCGCAACATCCCGCGCTAAAAAAAGCATACCTATGAAGTCATTGCATTTCATTGTGGCATTCCTTGTTGCGGTGCTTGTGGCATACCTTGAGGCATTTCTTCCATAGTATCCTGCATGGATTCACGACCCGGCATCTCACCAACCAGATCACCAGAGGTAATCATTGAATGAATTGTACCCATCACAACATCCTGAATCTGCTCTGGACTCATACTAGCTTGCACGGCAGAGATGCGCTGTGTTTCAGCAGCATATGCTTTGACCTGGGAATCAAACTCTTTGACCTCAATCTCGCGCATATCAAGTGATTTAGAGACATTTTGCAGCATTTGGTGCATTTTCTCCATCTCTGCACCCATCGCTTGCATTTGTTGCTGTGCAGCCGCCAAAGCAGGATTGTCTTCACCGTCAGACATAAGTTTAGGATCAATGGTTTTGGCAAAGCGCTTAGACATTTCCTGCGCACCAGGCCAGTCCATGTTTTTGACAAACAAGTCACCGGCGACAGACCACAACTGAGGATTACCCTGCAACAGTTGCGCCATTGCTTCCAAAGCCTCTTGACGTTTGGTTGCGTAGCCTGGGCCGGTGGTAGCCACCACATCGTACTTACCTACGCCAGGGTTGTAAATCTTCTCAATCACAATGCCTTGCTCATTGACGATCTTGTTGACTGGCATTGGCTGGTCAGGGTTAATCTTGACCATCTTTGTTTCGCCGTCTTCACCAATGATGCGAGCAATGCGCTGCGTGTCGTAAATCTTGGGGATCATGTCCACCAACTGACGCGCAATATGCCGAACGCCACGGGCTAGGTTGTCACCATAATGGTAAGTCCCAACATCGCCCTCACGTTGACGCGCAAGGATGGCTTTGCCGCTACGCTCATTGCTTCCCATGCCCAAAGAAGCATTGTATTGGCCGGTGGTTGATTTAATGTCCTCTGCCGCACCCGCCTTGGCTTGCAATAGCCCACTGGAGGCCATTGGCGGCTGGGCACGCTGGGGTAGTGGCAAGATGCTGCCTTGGCCGTCTGTAACGTCAGGATTGACCTCCAAATACGGCCAATTCTGCGTGTTCGCAGTCTTCCACTTGTCCTCGTAACCCTCAAACTGACCGCCGTAACCGATAAACGGTGCTTTGGGAGCCAAGGCCAGCATTTCTGCCTCTTGGGACACCCAATAGTTGTACATACGCTGGGCGTCTTTGGCGTTACGAACCAAGCCGCTGACGTACAGACGGCCATCTACCTCAAACTCATTGCCAACAATGCGAATAACAGGTATCCACTTGCCCACCCACTCGCGCTGCTCAAGGATTTCGTAGCCGTTGATCTTGCAATAGCGCACCTTGGGGCGGTCAGACTCACGGGATTTCAACGGTTTGCCGTAAAACTCCTTCAATTGCTTGTCCTCGGGCGTCCCAACAAAGGCTGTTTGGTTGCCAGGGTACAAATTCAGCGTGGCGCGGTCATAGTCGATGTAGTAGTAGTCGGCAACGCGAATCGTGTCCTCGTTGAGCCAGTTGGAGATTGACTGGTCGCCCACACCCAGCGACTGCAAGGTCGTAATAGGCGCAGAATTGGGGTACATACGCTCATATTCGTCGCGGGTCAGGTCTTCCGTGACAAAACAATACTTGGCGTCCGCGCCTGTGGGGTCTTGCATGGTTGGATCCATGTAAACCGAGAAAGAATTGCGAATTCGGCCAATTTTAATGTCTTGGTCAAAGGTATTGTCATCGCAATACTCGGTCAGCAGGCGAATATAGCCTTCACCGTAGGACACTTGGTTCTCGCAGGCGGTGTCGTAGGCTACATCAGCGTCAGAGATGTACTCGATGTGCCGGATCATGCCGTTAAAAATCTCGGCAATCTCAACATCGGCATTGCTATCCACCGGAATGACCTTGGCACCAGGCCGGTTCTGCCGCTGGTCATTGGTGACTTGGCGAACGTGCTGCGGCAGCTTGTTGATGGTCAGCGTAGGACGCGCATTAATCGTCTGACCCTGCACAGCGCCACGGGTAGCCAGCACATCGGCAGGCCACTGCCACGAATTATCAGGACTTCCTGCATAAAACTTCAGATCGTCGTTTTCATCCTCACGCGACTCCGAGAGCGCCGACATTGCCATATCCAGCCGCGAACGGGCGGTGGCAAGGATGCTGGCATCACTCTTATCTTTAGCAGAGCCACCTACAGCAACTGCGGCAGCGGCGGTGATACCAGTAATGTCCATTATTTTTTACCTTTTGGGGCTGGTGTAGCTTGACGCTTTACAGCATAGGCGATTGCCACAGCCTGCTTGACTGGCTTTTCAGCGGCAACTTCTGCCTTAACATTCTTGCGGAAGGCTTCTGGTGACTTTGACTTGACTAATGGCATATTTAACTTCCCATCCATCCAGTTGAAACCATATTACGGTCGTAGGCCCGTAGTGTACGGGCTTTCTCAGTGTACTCCCTGTGCGCCACCGGAAATGCAAATGTAACGCATATCGCATCTGCCGCATCAGGACTTGCCAAACCTCTGGCCTTCATCTCCTTTTTGCTCTCCAAGAAGATAGTCCCACGAGAATCCGGCTTCATCATAGGCGAAATCAAGTCCGTCTTCAAGAATCTATCGCTCGGAATGCTCGCCGTTTTTAACCAATCCCGCATATCGCCCCACATCTGGGCACGCATATTTCCATACATTATAGGGTTTTTTGCCTTGTTGCCAAAGTTTATCCCCTTAATCTTATACCGCTGCTCCTTAAGCCTATCCACAATCCCCGCGCCCAGCCCGCCCTCATCAATCACCACCAACGCAGGCTTGAACTCCTCAATCGCCTCAATCACATGGCCCACCACCGTCATTGTGTCATCACCCCTATGCCGCATGATCTTCACAATATCCCGCCCCTGCCTCACCGCAATCACCGTTGCATCCGCACCAAACCGAGCAGGATCCACACCAATAATAATCGGCGCTGACTGATCCTTGTACTTCGGGCGCTTCATGGCCGCATCCACAATGTCTGCACCAATGAACTGATCATCCCCCTCACTCGGAAACATCCCATACACCTCAACGTGCGCCTGGCTGCTTTCTGCACCGTATTCCTGAATAATCCTCTCATACACCTGCTTATCCGTCCCCTCCACCGTCCGCGCATCCACAATTCGAGTCTGCCAAAAGTCCCTCTTACTATTAAAGCACTCATAAAAGTACCCCGTATTGCGCCGTGGATTGGAAAACGCCATCCAAAAACGATTCGGCGTGTTCTCAGTAAAAAATCCACCAGTAACCGACCAAATCGGGTCAGCGATACCAGACGCCTCATCAAAAATCACCAGCACACCATCAAAGTTGTGTACACCAGCATACGCATCAGGATTCTCCTCTGACCACAGCCGACCCTCAACCCCCCAGTAGCGCGTACCCTTTTTTAAATCCCCCTCCACCAACTCAGTCAACCACTTGGCCGGTGCCACCCGTGTTGCTGATACCTCAAACCAATGCGAGTTCAGCGACATAGCCAGCCACTTAGTAATCTCAGCCCAAGTGATTGATCTAAGCTGATTCTCCGAGTTAGCCGAGATGATGGTCGTTGAACCAATCCTTGTGGTCACCATCCATATAGTCAACCATGAAACTAATGCCGACTTGCCAATACCACGACCAGACGATATTGCTTCTTGCAATACTTTGTACATTATTTCTTCGGTGGATTGTTTATTAGCCAGTTCAGAGTTACTTTTAATATGGTCAGTAATGTCTTGCAAAATATCTCTTTGCCATTTTCTTGGACCTGAGAAATGTTCTAGCGGTGTACCTTTAACACCCCAAGGAAATACATACTTAACAAACGCTAATGGATTATTACTTAATGCAGGACTCCAAAGTAATGCCATTAACTCTTGTTCGTCTTCGGGTTTGTAGATTGGGGTTTGCATAAATAAGTATTTGTATATTTAGAAAAAATAAAAATTGTTTGTGGACGCTCCGCAACCGTTGGCCCGTCAGCCTCGGCCCTCCCCCTCCCCCTCGTCGCCTGCATCGCGCATTGGTGCAGCTAGTGCACGCGGTGCAACATCGACCACATCAACCAGGCGGGACTGGGCAGCGGCCAGGGCACCGCTGATGCTTATGCGACTATCAGAGACGGATACATCAAGGCGGTCGCCGTATTTATTAGGTGCAAGCTTGGATAGGACCCAGCGTCGTGCATCAATCTGCAACTGTCGTTGACGCACTAAGCCTGGGTCAGTTGCGCCGTTATCCAGCAACGGGACCGGCGCATCGGCAAGGGTCAGAATCTGGTCAACCATGGCGTCTAGCAAAGCTCCGCGCGCTTGTGCATAACGCTCCGCCAGTCCGGGCGAGTCATCAACCGCCCGCAGAAAAGTTTGAGCCGTTAACCCTGCTTTAATGCAAGCCTGGCGCATGGAAATTCCCTCCGCCATGTACTCAGGCACCAGTTCCGCCAGTTCCGCTCGATTCTTTAGTGCAGCCATGAATCCCCCAAAAATAGTTCCACGTTTATAGAATTATCCCCCAAAAAACACGTTGCATCGCTTGAATCGTTGAATCACTCTTAAGAGAGTGATTCAATGCATTCAAAAAAGCGCTGTTTTGCCCGAATCTGCATCAGTGCACCGATACGCATCGATACAAGCGATACAAGCCGATACAAGCAAAAGATTAGGGTTTACCCTAGTGCTTTGTTGTCACTTATGTGACTGATTGAATGCAACAAACCTTATTACAGTTGATGCCAAGCCAGTGCAATAGTGCTCTAGCTAACCACCATGAAAGCCAACCATGAAACAGTACACCTACCAAGTCATAGACAAAAAAACCGGCCAAGTCGATCACGTTCGCGCCACTGCGGCCAATCCTGAAATTGCCCGCGCTCAAATTGTGCTCGCGTATGGCCTGCACCATAGCGTTATGGGCCTGCAATGTAACGTAAACCCCGCACATCATACGGTTGGCGAAATTGATTGCACTGGCTTTCCCCTATCCGATATGGCCTGGCTTGAGCGCGAAGCTGCGCAAGTCGAAGCCTGACAATCCCAGTCCCTGCGCATCACGGTGCGCAGTGGCGGGAATTGTCCCGATTACCCTACTGGAGAAAAAATGGAGAACCAAAAAACCGTAGCATGGGCCACCATGCTGCAAGATGCTGTAACGCAGCCCGGCATCATAAGCAAGTGCTACAGCACTTTCCACAATTACAGCATGGGGAACCAGCTACTAGCATGGTCACAACTGCAAGCCCGCGATATGAGCTTGGCACCGATAGCTACATATAAACGCTGGTCCGAGCTTGGACGTCAAGTAAAGAAGGGTGAAAAAGCTATTGCACTGGTTATGCCGGTGACTATCAACAAAAAAGATGGTGCAGGCGAAAAGACGGGCGAATGTTTCCAATGGTTCACCCTTAAAAATAACTGGTTTACTTTGGACCAAACCGAAGGGGCCGATTTTGTAAACGAATTGGTAAACCCAGCATGGGATAAGGCCAAAGCACTAGAAACCCTTGGCATTACAGAAGTGCGGTTTGATAGTGCTAACGGTAATTCTCAGGGTTACGCGCAGGGTAAGAATATCGCCATTAACCCAGTTGCAGCACTGCCCCATAAAACCCGTTTTCATGAATTGGCACATGTGGTGCTTGGCCATACCGAAGAGCACGCCATGCACGACGACGATAGAACGCCCAAAGATATTCGCGAAGTCGAGGCCGAAGGCGTTGCCTACATCCTTTGCTCGGTGCTGGACCTGCCCGGCCTGCATGAGTCACGCGGCTACATTCAGAATTGGCTCGCTGGTTCTGAAATATCGGACAAGTCAGCCCAGCGCATATTCGGGGCAGCCGATAAGATTTTAAAAGCCGGGCAGTAATGTATTCTTATAACCCAGTGACAGTGGGTTATAGGGTTTGCATTGTGCAGCCAATAACCTACCGGAGAAAATAATATGTCACTAGCACTGGACAAACACTTGCAAGAATTTTGCGACAAACACGATATAAACGAATACGGCATGTTTTACATGGTAACTATGCCGGACGGGTATTCGTTTATCACTCAGGACGTTGAATTGTCTAATCGTATGCTGCGCGAACATGGCGCACAAACTCGCCATATTATTGAACTAGGAGAGTAAACCATGCGTGAACACTACACCCCCACACCCCAGCGTTACCCTCTGTTGGACATACTCTTGGCCTGCGCCATTGGCGTATGCCTAGCAATGGCCCTTGTT